AACCGGCGAGCCGTATCGACTCCCATGTAATCCCGGTCAGCCAGGCAGAACCGTTGATGGGTCAGGTGCGACATCAAAGCAGCACGCTGATCAGAGTTGAGAAGTTGACGACCTTTGGGGGCTTGTGTTGCGATCATTTCGGTGACTCCAGCAAAGAGTTGTTGGGTAAGTAGGTGACTAGTTACCTTAGTCATCTGAAGTGAATATAACTAGGATACTAGTTACCGTCAATAGCTAAGTCAGAAAACTCAAAAAATATTCTGGGAAACTAGTTTTCTCAACTCTTCTCAAGGCCCCTTTTCTCATGCCATTCTCAACCGTACCTAAGAATTCTCAAGTTTTTCGTAAGTCTTTACTAAGTAAGATTCTCAACTTTTCTCAAGCGTTTCTCAGTGCAAATTCTCAATTCAGCAGGGGTATATATATACCCCGCTGAGAATTGTCCTGAGAACGACCTCAGAACTGATCATTCTCAGGGGCAATCGTGAAGACCGGAATCTCTTTACCAGAGAAGGTGGGCTTCATGTATTTGATAACCAAGCCATCCACAATAAGTTCGTCGATCGCTCGATAGGTCGTTTTGTCGTTGTGGCCTTTCTCAACCACAGCATCCACGATGGTCTTTTTCGTAGGCTCCGTAGAGCCGTAATTCTTGAGGTATGCCAAGACGGCATCCTTGGCACGGCCTGATGCTGTTTTTAACTTCGCATCACCGATATCGGAATTAGGGCAGGTATACTCCCAACCGCATTCACCCTGACGGCCTTGGATGGCTGGGAGTGCAAAACGATTCCAGCGAGCCTTCACAGATCGGATTGTGATGTTCTGCTCGTCAGCTTCATCGGCCTCCATTCTTATGACGTGGTCGCAGGTCCGACCCATGGCACGTCCCCAAGTTTCGCCCTGGCTGTTCAGGTGGCCGATCATGACTACCACAACATTCAAATCTCTGGCCAGTTCACGAAGCGGTTTAGCTATCTGTGCGACTTCCTGCGGATCGACCAACGGTCGCGATGATGCGGCCATGAGAGTATCTATCACGACCATGCCGACCTTGTACCTGGTACACCAGTGACGAATCATGGCCAGTGTTGATGGGTCATCAATATTGGTGAAGTTGTAAGGGTCGTTTTGCGGACCTGTAAAGATCACGTTTTCGTCAGGCATTCCAAATGCCTCCGCAGTCATGGCGATCTGATCCCAGTGCGAATCGGAAGCGACAAACAGGACTTTTGCGTCAGGGTCCATTTCCGTCTTGGACCCGTCTGGCCATCTCATATCAAGAGACCATCTGCGAGCAAGATCCATGATCCATCTTGTCTTGCCAGTTCCTTCTTTGCCTTCGACCAGGTGAAGACCTCGCTGGATAAACCACCCGACATTCTGTTCCTTGTTCCCCCAGAGCCATTCACGATCCTTCATCAGACTGCGAATATCAGCCGTGTTTGCGGCTTCGCCAATCCCCTCAAAGAATTCCACTGGTAAAGGCTCGGTTGATAGTTGTGGCGGAGCTGCTCCGTTAGCCTTGGCGATCTTGATCAAACTCCCAAACCGAATTTGCTTATCGCCATCGGTTCGTTTAAACGATCTGACTTTGATAGAACACTCTCCATCAATGTGCTTTTCATGACGAGCTGACCATTCTTCCCAGAGTTCAGCCCCGTCCTCACCGAACTTGTGAGTAAGCGCCATGCCTACCGCAAGCCATTTGTCGTAGTCTCCAAGTTGAGTGTCCAGATATCCTTTAGCGAGCACCATTTTGGCCCACTCAAAATCACTGGAAACATTTCCGACCACAGGCGGAAAATCGACCTTTGGTTTCTCGGGTCGAGTGATTGCCTGTAGGATTGCCTGCTCTGCGGATTCAGGCAGGGCAATTGGTGCCATCGGGATTGAAACCCGTTTACCATCGCTCGGAGCACAGGCCACCTGACTCCCAGCGTCAGCCAGGCCAACGAAGATTTCGATCTTCCCTTTTGAAGGAAGTTCGATGGATTTCTTACCCAAGCGCCCCCATGCCTGAAGGATAGAATCGGTCACTTGAAACCAGACATGGCAACCACCCTCCGTTTTAACGATCAGAGTTTCTGGCCAGTCGTCAGACCCAAACAGAAGTTGGGCGGATTCCTTCCAGGCATCAGGAAGAAACTTGGTGTCCTTGTTGTATGGGTCGATGTCGAATACGACATGACCAACAGGCTTGCACCCAATCCCGACAGGTACTCCATTCTGAAGATATCCGATTAATCGTTGTCGCCACTGATCGGTTGTAACATGCTGCCATGGCTCATCCTTGTTGGCCATCGGGCGTTTAATCTTGCCGTGCTTGTCTTCACCGTTAACGACTGGAAGCAAGCCAATAGAAACGAGCGCCTCGAACGCTGCAAACAGATCGTTGCGAGCGCAGGCGTCAAAATAATCTGGCCACGACATGGATCAGCCTTTCTCTAATTTTGAGAGAGCCTGAATCGCTTCCCGCTCGTCTTTATCGTAAGGGTCAATAAACCGTGGACCAGGCTCATCGAGCTGGCCACGGACTGTGCCAAGGGGCAGTTCCCAAGTCAGTTTTTGTTGAGTCATGACTGGTTCACCATGGCAAACCTTTCACTTCCCGAAACCGTTACTGCATCGCCAATAACCTCAAGGTTCGATTCCAGAATCCGTTCGACAATCCTTGACTGTGAGATCTTCTGGTCGCAGTGCATCTTCCAGATTGCTTCGCTAACCTTTTCCGAGACGTTGACCACAAGGCGTTTTTTCTTGCTCATACTTCATCCTTTAGGTGACTAGTTACCGGACATGCACAATATAACAAGGATACTAGTTACCGTCAAGTTTACCTACGACAACATGGGAAAAGATAGATTGATTTGTGGTACCTAATGCACTAGTATGAATGTGGCAATGTTGCCGCAACCGAAAGAAGGTAACTATATGAGAGTTGCTAATGCCAAGATAACCTCAGAACAACGCAAGATCGGATTTGCTGCACCAGAGCAAATTCATGGTGCATTGAAGCAGGTTGTTGGCTGGGCTGAGATGTCTGAGCTAAAGCCATCAGGAATGACGTTCACCGAACGCGAATTCCTGCAAGGGCTTATCGCAGGTTTCTGGGCCAAAGGTAAAGAGACTTGGGCTGAAGAGATTGAAAATAACTCTGCTGCTCTTAAGAAGTTTGTGAAGACTGCCTCTGCAAACTAAGCACCGCTTCGGCAGGTGATCCGATAAAATGGTAGAAATCAGTCCTGAATGCCTTAAAATAGGCCACTCGCGATTCTCTTAATCAGCGGGTTGATGGTTCGAGTCCATCAGGGGGCATTTTTCCCAAGCCTTTTGAAAATAGTATGTTATATTCCCTCTGCCTCTTTGGTAACCAACCGAAAACAGAAGGAATAAAATGGTAGACTACCATTCTAGCGAATTCTTTGAACTCATGGGACGCAAACGCAACTCCATACCAAGTTACATGTTACACAAGAAAACCGGCAGTGCTCGCACTTGCTGGGGTGATGTGACTGTCTACCTTGGCAAACATGGCACGCCTGAAAGCCTTGCCGCCTACCAGCAAACTCTGGCGCTCTTCTTTGCAACTGGGAAAATCAAACTTGAAAAGGATAGTTTGGTATCTACCAAAGAACTCGTGGACGGTTTCTTAAAGTGGGTCAAAACTCAGCACGATTCCGAATCCACAGAACCACGCAACCATGAACTGGCGCTTCGTGGTGTTGTGGCTCTTTTTGGTGGCATCCCTGCAAAGGACTTTCGAGCACCTCAGATGACTGCTGTCAGAGATATGTGGATCCTCAAGGGCAACTCCGGCACACCTCTAACACGTGGCGTGATCACCAAGTATCAGCGCTACGTTGTCAGGTGCTTTCGGTGGGGCGTTGCCACTGAGCGTATCCCCGCATCGTCTTGGGACGCTCTGAGGGCGCTGGAGAAGTTGAAGAAGCGAAGGTCAGCAGCTCGTGAGCCTGAGCGGGTCAAGCCAGTCTGCTGGGAGCATGTTGTTGCAATTAAACCACATGTCTCCAGACAGGTTTGGTCGATGGTCCTGCTGATGTGGCACACCGGCATGAGACCAGGTGAAGTGGTGCTGATCACCTGGCAGGATATCGACCGATCCAAACCGGTCTGGATCTATTCGCCCAACAAACACAAGACAGAGTATCGAGACATCGAACGACATATTGGGATCGGTAAGCAGGCGCAGGAAGTCCTACGCGAATGGATTGATCGACCACCAGAGGTGCCGATCTTTTCACCCGCCCAGGCTGAAGAGGAGAGGCGAGCAATTTTGCGAGCGAACCGGAAGACACCAGTTCAGCCTTCTCAAACGAATCGCACTGTTGCCAAGCCTGCTAAGATTGCTGGCGATGCCTACAAAGCGTCCAGCTTTGGGAAGCGTGTTGGTGATGCTGCGGAAGCGGCTGGCTTGCCAAGGTGGTCGCCAAACCGAATCCGTCACTCGTTTGCCACGCGAGTCAGATCAGAGATTGGCCTACATGCTGCCCAGGTTGCTTTGGGGCATCAACATGCGGATGTTACTCAAGTCTATGCGGAGAAAGACTTGGAACTTGTGATTGAAGTTGCGGAGAAACTCGGATGATCGTTAACCTACGCAACATAATTCAAGGGGGGGGGGGGGGTAGTTTAGGTAAGTGTTTGTGAAGTGTGAAAAAATTGTTTTCAGAATCTTGTATAAATATTCTTGACTGTGATATCAAAGTGCGATATATTCATAAGTGTAAGGCAGAAACAAAACCAACTAACGGGAGTCAGACAGATGATCGCAACCATGACTAAAGCAAAAACGTTCAAATTGACAGACGGCAGCAAGAGCGGTTCTTTCTATGTTGCTTGTTACTACACAGTTGTGGGCGACTTAGTAAAGGTTCAAAAATACATGCACGACTCATGGAACATGCTGCCAAGCGGTTGGAAGAAAGCTGAGTTTATGACGATCGAGGCTGCAAGAGCACACTATCGAAGCAATCTGGATCAAGGTTTCAAAGTCTAATCATCACACGCCCCGGTTCGCCGGGGCAAGTTTTCCAAGTTTCATAACACCACTAACAGGAGTCAGTCAGATGCAAACGCAAGAACAAGTCAGCCTTTTGGAATTCTGGAACGCAAGCGAAGTTGATTCAATCTGGTTTGTCAGTCACGGCCATCCGTCTGGCAAGGAATTGATCCACGATACAGATACGGAAGATGCCGAAGAATATTGCGACATCAACGAGGCAATCGAATTCTTAGGTGACCTTGATCAATATACTGGGACAGTGGATGGCAGTACATGGGCTTGGGATGGAAACAGCGGCGAGCCATGCGACTGGAACCGAAACACAATTGTAAATCTTAAGGCGTTTGCCAAGTAAATTTGACGATTGCCAAGGAGGGCAACATCATGGCCGGATGGACGATATCACTGAATTTCATGGGCTTCGGTTTGACTGTTGCCCAACAGCCTGAAGAGCAACAATGGATTCAACAGAGCCTGTCAAACGAGGCAGGGGGCGACCTAAGGTCGAGAAGACGCAAAGGGCCGAGCGTGTTTACAAGGTTGATGAAGCGCCGGGGCGAGCCATCCGGTTCGTCTTCTCGCTCTCAGCGGCAGACCGTGCAAAAATCAGCAGGGTGGCGAAGAAGAACGGCGTGATGGATTCCGAGCAAGTCCGGCGGTGGATACGGGAAGCGCCAGAATAATCCAAGGTAAATTTGACTCATGCCCGCTATAATCCAATCTCACACAACTGGCGAAGGCCAGAGCGGGATTGTTGGCGGGTATGTTCGCCCACCAGTGATCAGCAAACAAGGGGGTCGCCCGGATCGCTCTGGACACGCTTCTTCAGTTAAGTCTTACGATTGGCCCGCGGTTTACGAGGTGTGGGTTGCGGGCTATTTTATTTTGTTCTGTGTAGTTCTCGCAACTTCCGGCTACGCTTTCCCGCACCGATGATCCGCGTTGGTTGCAGGTCCACCAGAGCACACCGCTGGCGACCGATTGGGCAGTACATCCGCAGCCCTCAGACCCGACTTGCCGACCATTGGCCGCAATCACAGGCTCGCCACGGTTGACGCATGATCGGCAGGTCTTGCCGATCACTTGTGACTGAGTGGTCAGAGCTGGCGTCAACTCCCATGGCAGCGGTTGATATGGGACGCAGACCGAAACCATCGCTTCGGTGGTGGCTGTGCCGCGAATTGGGCAGTGACCGGGATGTGTGCATTGGCAGATCATGGGCAAGTGCCAAGGTTCTTCGGCGTGCAACATGACAGCTCGACTGTCTCCGGCAAAATGAAATTGATCGGAACACCTGCGTTCTGGCAATTGTTACACATCACTATATTGATCGGCTTTTTTGCCACGCAATTCGTGACCAAGTCTTTCATCTCGACATCCGTGATTGTCGATGTGATGATTCCCGCCCCGCCGCAATCCGACGCCTGAATACCTGAAAGAATTCCCAGAGTAAACTTGCCGAACCCATCGCACGGGTTGCAGGGGTCGATAATTTCAGGCCCCCAAAAGCACTGGTCAGCGGTGTATGCTGGCAGGAATTGCAAGTCAACCGTCCACGGAGTGCTGCCGACATTCCCGCCAAAAAAGCAACTGATCGTGGAACAGAGTTGCACGTTGTACTCCTTATCCCACATGTCGTACTCGTCCATTTGAAGGAAGGTGGACCCGCAAGAATAACCGCAAGTGGATGGTGCTGCACATGGCCGCGGAATCGTTTTAAATTTGAGCATCAAGCATTTAACCGGAGTCATCCAAGATGGGCAAGTGCAGACCAGAGACGACTGCGATGAAAATCCAAGGAATCTAACACCCTTGCAACTTGTGGGCGTGTTGGCTGTCAGGTTTGCACTCTCAGTAGAGTTGCCATAATAGGCGTTGTAGAGCCTTCGAAACGCTGTTGCGGAACCTCCATTAAGCTCGGTGGCCCAATGGCCGAAATCTCGCATATCAAACTTTTTCACATACTTGTAATTGCAGACGTCGTAGGCGGCCCAAGCGTAAGGCGGAGCGCAAAAGTCTGTCCCGTTGGCCGTAAATGTCGGTGGTTTGGCAGGTACACCTGGGCAGTCTTTATAGTCTGCCCACGGGCCTAAAAGCATGATGATCGGATTACTTTGGGTCTTGGTGTTCGCACCACCACCGCCTCCACCTTTAGACACAAGCAGTTGCCCTGTTCGCGGCTCGCGTCCGGCACTGTAAACGGAGTTGATCGACAGATCACCGCCGCCGAATTCGTAGGCCGGATCGTAGGTATAGTTTCCTGATTCGGTCAAATTGTTCCAGACACCTGTGGTGTCACGGTAAACGCGAATCCAAGAGTATTTTTTCGGGCTGGCGGTCTCATTTGCTGCCAGTACGCGAATATTCAGATTGTATTCGAGAGCCTGTTGCGGGCGGGCGTCATTCATGATCGTGCACAAGCTCCCCCTTGGTAGATTCCAAGTGTTCGTTTGACAGGTGCCGTTTTGTAGGTGTAGCCGAATTTAACCGACACCATGTCGTTTGAATTTGCCGAAACGTCAAAACTGGAGATCAGTACCCAACCTTCGATTGACCAGGTACCCGCTGCAACGATCATGTACATCTTGCTTCCCGCCCTCACCGTGGTCGGGTCGGTCGTGTGTGTTCCATCGCTGGCCGTCACGAAACCCTCGACCGATCCGGTGATGGTGGCGGTGCCAGCGTAGCTATCCGTCCAGCCATTGTAGGCTGTGGTCCCGATACTTGTGACGGATGCTGATTCGGTGGCCGTAATGCTGCCGTGCTCTACAATTAGCGGGGAAGCGTCGGCGGGTCCTGTGCCAACGGCGCACCAGGAGTAGTTGACCCGCGTGCCGGTGCTGGTCCGATAGCCGCGTCCGGTGAACGGGCGGTTGATGTTGGCCATGTGTACCCTTTATGCTGAGATGACGACAGGTGGGGTCGGTGCGGTGCTGGCGATACCGTAATGAAACAGTACCGCTTTGTAATCCTGATATTGATATGACCGATCGGCCCAGCCATTAGTCGAACCCGATGTGGCCACTCCATTGACAATCACGGGGGCGCGTGTGGACCACGCCAGCATCTCGGAAGTAGCGCCCGGGTATTTCGCTCGGATACTTTGAGTGGGTCTCACATCCACAGGCGAATCAATCAAGTTCCAGTCTTGCGGCTTGCTTTCGAAGTTGTGCGTGATTTTGTAGCCTGGGTAACCCAATGGCGACATGCTGTATTCGATATCGCTGCCAAGGTATAGCAGCGTTCCGGCGGCCCAAATCGAGATGTCTTTTCGATTTAAACTGCCCCGCATTTTCGTCATGTCTGATAGGTTTACAAGAGTGGCGTCCACCCACGGATATTCAATTCTAATGACATCCTTCGATTCGACTCGTGGCATTGGCTTGTTGAGAGGCGCAAACGTGCCATTGGCAAACGATGCACCGGCACCACCTGCCAGCCCATCGTTTGTGTATTTGGCAGCCACGGTATTGCTTTCACCAAACTCGACAAACTCACCTGAACCTTGCATCGTGACCCAGCAGCAATTCAGGCCCAAGGTGTTCTCTGGTTCCTGCATCCATTCAATCGAGATCTCCGCAAGGTCGGCATTCTGGAGGGTGTTCAAGCCGCTGTTTAAATCGACTGAGGTTCCATCCCCATTGAGCACGTTGGGAGCGTAGGTATCGAGCGGCTTAAACGACATCTTTTGGGCAGTCAATGCCGATAAAAGACCCTGCTGGATTTTCGCCTTGTAAGTATAACTTGCCGATGGTCCACCGGTTTTGCGTGCTAAAAATCGCTCTTTAGAGTCGATCAAGGTTAAGGCGAGTTGCAAGTTTGCAGCCGTGTAGGGTGCAATCCATCGGCCTGAGTAAGTGACGGAATTGGCTTCGGCGGTGTATCCGAAGCCTTCGGTGACGGGTGTCCATCCAGCAAATATCATCTTCAGACTCCTGCTAGTTGAGGCTTCGGTTCGGGACCAGGTACCTTTGTTGCAACATTCACGGCGCCCGGCTTGCCTCCGTTCGGTGCTGTGTTGGCAGCGATTTGCTGGAGGGCAGCGGTTTGCTTTTTATCCTCACCACCGACATTATTCAGCAGAGATGCAAACGACGTTCGCTGTGCGGTTTTCGGCTCGGTGGATCCGCCCGGCATGGTTTTGCCGCCCATCTCGCCGATAGCACCCTGACCGGTTGGGATATTTAGCTTTAGAGCTGAGGCCAGCGCAGCCTTGTCGGCATCCCGTTTGGCATTGGCTTCGGCAATCTTTGAACCGGCCTCTTGATCCATCTTTTCGCGTTGCTGTCCGAGGCGTTCTACCATCGCCGTCATACCTTCGCCAAGGCTGATGCCCATCTGCTTCGCAATCCAGCGGAAAGGCTGTATCAGCAGGTCGATGCCTTGAGCAAGCCGGTAGCCAAGTTCCAGTGCCATCCGGCCAAAGATCCCTTGGAATCCTCCGAAACCAATGATGGCATCACGGAAGAATCCACCAACAGCACCAAGCACCGACATGAACCATCCACCTACAGTCATCAAGCCTTGGCCCAACGGAATAATCACACCCACGACAGCCGCCGCAAGACCATCAGCCATGTCAATGATTGTGTTTCGCATCTGGTCGATAAAGCCCGTGAATCCCTCAAAACCTGCTCCACCAATAGCACTCAAAATGACAGATTGCAGATAGGCAAACGCCTGAGTCACAGGCTGAATCGCCTGGCCAAACTTGGCCATCATCGTTTCGATGGAGTTGGTATTTGTGCGTTGCATGTTGGAAGTCGAAAGCCGAGTGTTTGCAAAGTCGCCTTTCGCTCGTTGCGTCTGTTGCATGATGCCTTGGGCGATAGCCTCGCCCATCGGCAGTCCGGTGGCCTTCAGGCTGTCAGCATCGAGAAACACCTTGTACTTCCGCATAACCTGAAGTTCGCCAGCGAAAGCCGATTGCAGGTCTGCACGTATCTTGGCAGGGTCGATGTTGTCCTGAGATGCAATATCACCCACTCTGGCTTCAAGTTGCTTCGCCGTTTCGATAGCCTTGCCGGTCTCAGTGCCAAGGCCTTTCATCGCCATCGCCGAGCCTGTGATGCTCTCCAGAATGTCCTTCATCTGACCTTGGCCACTGCTTTGCAGCTGGGTCGCAAACTTCACAGCATCGGCTGTGGCATCGCCCATCAAGACACCTGTCTTGCTGAGTGTCTCGTTGAGATCGGCACCTCGTGTGGATGATTCGCTGATTGCTGATCCGATCCCTCGCACAGCCGCCCCGGCAGCATTGATTGCCGCCATCGCAACAGCAGCTCCACCGCCCATGATGGCACCGGCCAGCAATCCCTTGCCTCCACTGGAGACAGCCCCGCCCATGCCTTTCAGCATGGACTTGGCTTTATCCAGACTGCGACCCAAGGCAGTCGTGTCTGCACCGATATTGACAAACAGGTTTCCAACGGCCATCAGTGCACCTCTTCCCAGTCATCCGGCACAGATTCCATCACTTCGTTCAGCGTTTCGCGGCTCAACTGGCCTGTCAGGTCAGGCTTCTCGACCATCAGCACCATGATTTGCCACGGTGTCAGTTCCAGAACATCCTGATACCTCATGTGGCCTTCCAAAACCAATCGCCTCATCAGATCGTGCCAGTTGACGCCTGAGAGGTGCTGTCTTTTGGGTCGTCAGCGCTCCGCCCGGTGATCGCAAACATCAGCAGTTTGATCAGAGCGGTCTGGTAAGGGATGGAATCAACCAACGCCTTAACCTCATCTTGCGTGACAGTCTGGTTTCGCTTCAGTCCGTGATAAAGAACGGCCTGCTGAACTTCACGCGAGCTGAACAGATAGGCTTGGCCATCTTCACTTTCTGGCAATGGTGGCCAGTAAGCGTATTGCCGCTTGGCTTCTTTCCAAATCTCTTTGGCTGTGGCTGGTGGAAGGTCGCGACAGGCTTCTTTGGCGTCAGTCAGAGGATTCGGGACAATGCCCCGAAGCACATTGCCGATTTCAGCTCTATCGCCAGCAGTCAGCTCGGAAAGTATCCAGCTCCGGCTATTAAGCCGGAACTGGAATTTGCGAGCGATCAGGTCATCAATATCAAAGACCATAGAAAATCTCTCTCAGGTGTTAAACGCAGTTCACAATGCCGATAACTCGTGTGCGTGGATCGCCGTTGTTTTTCAGCGACAAATCCAGCGTGACAAAGTCGGCAGCATCCAAAGAAGTTTTGAGCGATTCAAGCATGAATTCGCCCTCGTAGTTGAGTGATCCTGCAACCAGGTTGGCGTTCAAATAGTCGCCAGTTTTGAAAGGAAGCACAGTTCCGTTGGCGTTGCCTGTGCCTGTAACCGACGAGACGAATGCATTGACTTCAATACTCACATCCAGCGAACCGGCAGCACGGATCTTGCCAACACAGTTCACGTTCGCTTCAGCAACCGACACGTTATCGTCCAGCGAGCCGGACTTTGCGATCAGGTTGATAGATGCAGTCGTGTTGGCTGTGCCTGTGGTTTGATCCAGTGGAGTCAGTGTGATGGTCCCGTTCTTGAACGTGACCGGCTTGCCCTTCATGGCCATATCTAACCTCTTTCAATTGTCGAAGATTTCGACCTTCAGTGTGAATTCAAAGACCCAAACATCCAACTGACCAACCTTTGCCGGACGTGCCAAACTATCCGGTTCAATCTGAACCGAGGTGATTTTGTCGCCCGCCAGAGTGTCCATTTTCTCGATTGCCGATTCACCAATTGACCAGGTTGATTCCGCCGATGTGGTCAAGATCGAGATTCGATAGTTGTGCGAGTCCATATAGGACCCAGCCGAAAGCGGAGTGCGTGAGAACCCGGTCGCTTCCATCACGGCCAAAGGTGGAACCAGTGGATCGGGTGCATATTCAAGCCATAAGCTGGGAAGGCCAGTTTGAGCGGCCCAATGCGATTGGATAACCAGCGGTACGTTGTAGCTCATGAGGCCACCACCGGCACAGGTGTGCGGCAAATGACCGTTAGAGCGGTGTTGTGACCCAGTCCAGCGGCCTCAGATGAGGTTGAAACCTGTCCAGTCGCAACCCGGCCTGAAGCGGTCAGCACCTTGACCCAATGGTTTGTGGTCAACGGCCATGACCCCGCCAGGTAAACCGAGAATATCTGGGCCTCGCCTTCAATCGGCGTCCCATCACGCTGGATGGACTTGAAATCGACCCGGCATTTTGGCGTGCCGATCACGGTCAGAGTCTGCACCGGCTGTCCCATGGAACCTTTGGCGTTGGCTTCCAGGTAGATCGTTGCACAGGAGTTTAAAAGTCGTTCCGGCAATGGCATCTTTCCCTCTTTCGATTTAAATCGAGGCTTTTTGAATCGCTTGCTCGAACCGGTCCATGATTTCCGCTTGCTGCGATTCCATGGCCGGTCGCATGTACGGACGAGGAGGTAAATTGATCATCCCTTTGCCGCCAAGTTCTTGAATTCGTGCGTATTTTAAGCCTTCCATTGGTCCTACTTTGGCGTGTAGTCCGCCTCGTGATGGCTCAACCACAATCTTTTGTAGGTTGCCACTTTGCTTGTGTGGTGGCGAGCCAGGTGCAGAAGCAGTCGTCCAACGATTCTGAGGGGGACCATACCAATAAATCCGGCTGGCACCCTTATGAGTCCCACCAAACCGCAGTGTGGATTTGCGCCCCTTGACTGTCTTTAAGCCTTGGACCTTTTTTAATCCGCTGGAGAATGTCAAAGCATTCTTTTGAGTTGCATTTAAACCCTTAAAAGCCTTGCCAGTCTGCTTGTTCAGATCCTTTGTGGCGGCGGCCCCCGGCTTGTTCAACAGTTTGATGGCCGCGTTACGGACCTTGCCAGCCGAAATTCGGATCGCCTTTGATAATTCTTTGTGCAGGCGAGCTTTGTACGCTTCGCCATTCCATTCTAATCGGAAGTCTCGGCTAATCACCCCATCACCACCACTCTATAAGGCTGGAGCAGTTGCATGACCATCGCATTCAATCCACCAGTGGTTGACATCTGATAAGTCGCAGAATAATCGCCGATTCGTTCGCTGGTGAGGACGCCGGGATTCTGGCCATTGTTTTTTAAATGCACAGCCGTTAACGCGATCGCCAATTTCACATCGGCAGTCAAATCAGCAGGGAGAAAAGTGCGGGCGCAATATTGGTCGATTAATGACGATGCTGCCGACAGGTAGGCCACAGCAGTAGATGCCGCCCATGTGCCGATCACATCGGTATAGGTGGTTGCTTCAGATTGCGAGATGTATGCGGCCATTGTTTTACCTCAATATGAAAATGAGACCCGGCGGGCAGGGAGGACCCGCCGGGTTGACCAACAAAACCAAACTCAGGAAACGGCTTCTTTAATGCTGGCGAATGCACGAGCATCACGAACGGCACCGCCGATGCGGTACTTGTAATTCAGCCGAATCAGGTTATCACCTTGCTTTGACAGGTCGTCAATGATAACGGTGAATCCTTGGCGAACCAGCAAGTAATACTCTTGGAAATCACCGATCAGAATCGAGCGGGCATTGGCGACGCCAGAGGCTGGCATGTACTCAACATAATTTGCGGGAACTCCAAACATTTGATAGCCCGGAGAATTCGCAAACGTGCCTTGCTGGAAGCCTGAAAGCAGAGGGATCCCTTGAGAATCCTTGACTTTATAAAGTTTGCCGTGTGTGGCACGATTCATGACCCATGACAGGTTGGAACTGTAAGATTCCTTGAAGGAAAAGAACAGGTCAGCAAGGTTGTTATAGGTGATCGCATCAGTCGAACCGAGGCTGGCTGATGTGCCTGAAAGCTGTGTGCCGATCCCGGTGTTGGCCAGAATCGCTTCCAGTGAGTCAGAAAGCGTGGTCGCCGAAAAGACTTCCTTATCAATTCGGTTCGCAAACAATTTGCTCGACTCTTGTTGGAGGTAAGATGACATTCCCGGCGCATCTTGAAAGAAGTCGGCCGAAATATCCTGAACCATCGTGCCGGTCTTGGCGGTGATGGTGAGCTGCGAGAACGGCCCGGTGTCGATCGCCGTGGCTGTTGGCGACTCGCCCTTTGTTGGACGATTGTTGGTGCCGATTGTGCCCACCAAACCGCCATCGGTATTGGCGTCGGTATTCTTCGGGAACGTGACGCTGGACACGTTCGTTGTGATCACTCGACAGAGTTGCAATGCTTTCGGCGTGACCGAGCGTTGCGTGATCAAGTCAAATCTGAAGTCAGGAGCGACAGCGTTGGAACCGTTTGTGGACGATGCCAGCGTCATCGCCTTGCTGAACGGAATAAAGAATTCATTCCATCCAAGGTTCCTGTCGCCACCTTTGCCGTATCTTTCGAGCATGTCGCGATGATTGCGGCTTGTCACGCGGTCGATGTTCCCACGGGCTTCAAGAAGCCCTTCGAACGCTTTGCTGTAATCGCGAGAAGAAACGGCTTCAGCGTCTGTCAGGCTGGCAAGGTCGCCACCGTCAATCACCTGACCACTGCGACGGTCAATTGTGGCCGCCTTGTAGGTTGGCTGTGGGCGCTGTGGCTTGGCCGACAGGCTTTCGATCATGGCGTTGGCGTTTTCAACAGCCTTCACCAGATAGTATTCCTTGTCACAGGCTTCAAGCCGATCGTTGGCGGCTTGCAGGTCGGCAGATTTCTCGGCCCGAACGTCGTCGGGAGCGGCCAGGATTTCGTCACGCAATGCAATCACGCTGGAAGCGAGTGCGATGCGGTCTTCGGCAATGGATGCCGCAGAGCGGATTTCGTTTGCAATACTCATCTTAAGAACCTTTCGTTTACCGCTTGGCGGCGGTCAATATCGAATCAGCCAATTCCGCCTGGCGAAACAATTTCGTCAGGTGCTTGGCATCCACCACCGGGGTCGGTGTTTCATCGTCGGA